GCGTCCGCGCGGGATCATCAGCGGGCAGTTTCAGGCTTTCGCCAGGGAAGTATCTTTCCTTTTACATGGGTCCGGTTCACGTTCGTTACTGCGTTTGACCCAGTTATGCAAAATCAGGGGGCCAGCGCCCAGGAATTGTTGGCGTTGTTATTGTTGGCGCTGCCGTCGGAGTTGACAAGGCAGAAATTGTTGTTGTTGCTCGAATTGACGGAACGGCACCACACATTGGCCGCCGTCAGAGGGGAAAGCCGCCCTGCCTCCCGGCGCGTTTTCAAAGATACACCCATAAAAATGACTTATTTCCGCTTCCTGTCGCTCTCCAGGATATTCCGCAGCAGGGTGTCCTCCCGGTCTATCAGTTCGCCCAGGCTCTGCGCCATGCGGTCCAGCTTGTCCATGGCCTCCTTGGGCGGGACCGTTTTTCCGCTGGGTGCCGTAAAGCACCCTTGCGGGTTCTGGTACATAACCAGATAGGCATGGGTCAGGCGCACGTCCAGCGCAGAGAGGGAGGCCAGCGCCTCCAGCAAATGCGCCTTGCGCTGGGCTTTGCGCTGTTCGTCCGACGGGTATATTTTGTTGG